ACATGAGCCTGCCCGTTCAGCCCATCTATCAGCGCCTTCTTCTGGACTCTGACGGTAAGTCTTTTCACTTCGTCAAGACGCAGAACGTGCAGCAAATCCTCGACGCTGCCAAAGATGCCGCCGACACGCTCAAGCCCAACACTGGGCCTGCTGGCGGCAAATACCTCGGCACTGTGCCTGTTCTGATCGCCCAGCAGTGGGCAAAAGAGTGCGGTGCTTCTGTGGGGTCGCGCGAGTGGGCAAAGTATGCTAAAACGAAGCTGCAAGACGGCACTTGGGCGCGTCTGAGGGTGCATCAGAAATGAACTATTCGCAGTTCAAGGCTTATGTGGCGCGGTTTGTCTGGCGCAACGGGGACACTGTCTTCGAGGCTGACTTGGACAACATGATCGAAATGGCTCACGCCAGACTGAACCGCGACCTGCGCATTCAGCGCATGATTGTGACTGCACAGGCTCCGCTGACTGCTGACACGCTGGTTCTGCCTGCTGACTACAACGAGATGCGGACGATTACCTCAGACAGCCCGCCTGCTCCGATGCAATACGTCAGCCCCTATGAGCGCGAGCGCATCAAGCTGGCCAACGCCTCGACGTTCCAGCCGATCTACACCATCGCAGGCAACGCCATCTTCTTCGTCGGGCCTATGTCCGCGACGGACAATCCGCCGCGCACTGTGACCATGACCTACTTCGCCAAAGTACCTGACTTTGCCACCACGAACTCGTCGTGGCTCGCAGATGACTATCTGGACCTCTACACCTACGCTGTCCTGCGCCATACGCCTGCCTATTTGAAGGACGACGAGCGTGTGGTATTGTGGAAGAATGAATACGACGAGACCTTGGCCTCTGTCGTCAACGCTGAAGCTGGACGGCGGTTTGCGGGTAGCCCGCTTCGTCCCATGATGCCCGGAGTAGTCGCATGAGCCTGTCCAACACCTTCGAGACCACCACGCTCCAGTGGCTGTTCACCACTACGTCCGTCACGCGCCCGACCGCATGGTATCTGGCTCTGTTCACTGTCGCTCCCGGCGAAGGTGGCGGCGGGACTGAGTGCAGCGGCACGTCCTACGCCCGTCAGTCCTTCACGTTTACTGTCTCCGGCGACACAGCCACCAACGCAGCCAACGTAGAATTTCCTGTCGCTGGCTCGTCTTGGGGGACGCTAGTCGCAGTCGGCGTGTTTGACGCTCTGAGCGGCGGCAACCTGATTGCCTACGGCAACCTGACCACGTCCAAGACCATCGACACTGGCGACGTGTTCCGCATCCCTGCGGGCGATCTGGACATCACCCTGAACTGATAAGGCCACCCCATGACCGTATACCGCACAGGCTACGGCACGGGGGCCTACAGTGCCTATAGCTACGGCTTAGACGGCAGCATCGTCGATGCTGCCGCAGCCATTTCAGCCGCCACCACCACAACCGCAGCAGGACAGCGAGTTAAAGACGGGGTCTCTGCGCTGTCGATTGTCAGCACGACGACGGCTTCCGCTGTTCGCGTTAGGCAGTCGGCTTCTGCAATCTCGGCTGCGGTCAGCCTGACTGCTGCCTGCGTCGCCGTCAAAGCAGGCGCTGCGGCGCTGTCGATCAGCACGTCGCTGACTGCGGCAGGCCAGCGCATCCAGCTATCTCCTGCCGCGATTTCTATTGCTGCGAGCCTGACTGCGGACGCTACGGCAGTACGCCAAAGCGGCAGTTTGATCGCTATCGACACCTCTGTCGCGGCCACGGCGACCGCTGTTTATCTGGATAGCGCGCAGATCACGATCACCAGCGCGCTGACTGCGGTCGCCAACCGTATTCATATGGGTATGGCAGCAATCCCGATTTCGTGTATAGTTGCCGCAAATGGCCGTTTGCTATGGGAACCCGAAGACCCAGACGTAGAATCTTGGACTCCAGAAAGCTCTGATGTAGAGTCATGGACGCCCGTATCTTCTACATCTGACTCATGGGGCGCTCAGTCAGCAAACAGCGGGACTTGGACACCGATTTCGCCTGACGTAGAAACGTGGGCAGCAGAGTAGGGAGCCTGACTTATGGCAGATACCACAACTACCAACTATGGCTTGGTGAAGCCAGAAGTCGGCGCAAGTTCTGATACTTGGGGAACCAAGCTCAACAGCGACCTCGACGCCGTAGACGCCCTTCTTGGCGGCACTGGCGCACAGAAAGCCAAGCCGAACCTTGAAGGTGGGCTGTGGAAGATCGACGGCACTGCCGTAACCTCGACTGCCGCAGAGTTGAACGTCCTCGACGGAATGACTGCGACGACCGCAGAGTTGAACTTTGTAGATGGCGTCACATCTGCTATCCAAACTCAGCTTAATGCAAAAGCTCCTTCTGCGTCTCCGACGCTAACATCCCCAACTCTTGGCAGTGTAATTACCATCACTGGCGGCACCCAAAGCTGGACTGTGACGGCAAGCGGCACAAACCTGACGTTTGCTTATAATGGCACCAACAGGATGAGGATCGACAGCAGCGGCAACCTGACAGTTGTAGGCAACGTGACTGCATACGGGACGCTCTGATGACCCTTCCAGTCGGAACAATCTCAATGTCGCAGGTCAACGTGGAGCTTGGCCTCTCCGCGACCGCCACGATCAGCCTGAACCAATCCAACGTGCGGACGCTTGCTGGAGTGCCGTCTGGCACCATCAGCATGGACAACCTACGGGGCAAGACAAACGAGTTTGCCTTCACGATCTCTACCAATCAGGTTGACGCGAACCTCCGCACTCTCGCCATTAACGCAGGCTGGAACGGGACGATCCCGGTTCGCGCCACCATCAACGCGGGCGTGTTTATCAGCGGCTCTGTCCCCGGCAACTCGACGCCCGCTCTTACAATCAACGGCTCGTTCCCCAACGGCGTCTCGCTCATCAACAACGGCACCATTGCTGGCGATGGCGGGAATGGTGGGGCTGGTGGCGCGGCAGCACAAAGCACTTCCGGGACAACTGTAGGCTCCGCTGGCTCTACTGGTGGTCTGGCTTTGACCGTCTCCGTCCCCGTGTCGATTACCAACAATGGAACTATCGCTGGTGGCGGTGGTGGCGGTGGCGGTGGCGGAGGTGTCTATTGGGCTTGGACGTATGGAGCTAGCGGTAACGACGCCTTCTTGTGGCAACCCGGTGGTGGCGGTGGTGGCGGCAGAGCAAACGCCTCTTACAGCTCGTCTGGCGGGGCCGCTGGCTCGATCAGCGGCAGTGGCTCAGGTGGAAGCATTAGCAGTGTTGTCCAGCTTGTAAACGTAGCCGCAGGCGGCTCTGGCACTTCATCCGCAGCAGGCGCTGGTGGTGCGGGCGGCAGCAGGCGTGGCACTGGCGGCACCACCCGCACCGTTACTGGTGGCACGGGCGGCGCGGGAGGTGGCTGGGGCACGGCTGGCTCAACGGGCGCTACAGCAACAGCCAGTGGGAGTGCGACTGCTATGAGAGCTGGCGGCGCAGGCGGTGGCGCGGGCAACGCAATTTCTGGCAACTCTAACATCACATGGGTTACCTTTGGCACAAGACTGGGAGCCATAGCATGACGACGATCAGCTATACCTACGAAATCACCCGCGTCGATCCTGACGCCAAGGCGATGGACATCCTCTACACCTCGCCAGAATACGGCACCACGCTCGTCGGGGCGCGTATGCCTTGGGATGGCGAGACCGTCGAGCAGATCGCTCAAATGTACTCCCCGGTGCGGAACTGGATTGAGCGGACACTCGCCGTTTCTTCGGTGTCTGTCGGCGCGGCTGGCGACCTGTCTGTTGTGCTTGTCGCGCCAGACACACCTCCGACCAGAGACGAGCAGGAAGCTGCCCGTCGCGCTGCCTATGTCCTTGAGGCTGACCCAATCTACTTCATGTCACAGCGTGGTGAGGCGACTGAAGCGGAGTGGCTGGCAAAGATCGCTGAGATCAAGGCTCGCTATCCTTACCCTGCGGAGTAAGTCATGAACGTCGAAATGCTCTGGAGCCTTGGCCTGTCAGCCGTGCTTGGCCTTGTTAGCTGGGTTCTCAAGAACCATGCCGACGAAGTGCAGCGCTTACAAATCCTGCTAAACAGAACACGCGAAGAATTGGCTAAGGACTACGTTACTCGCGCAGACGTTCATAATGACATGAACCGGGTCATAACACGCATCGACAACCTCGACACCAAGATCGACCGCATCTTGCAGGGGATGAGCAAATGAGGCTGCTACTCGTCCTCTTGGTCGCTGGCTGCGGCCCTGTTACTGTGTCCTCGGTGGCTTACACAACGGCCTGCCCCAAGGGAGACCGCCAGTGCGAGATCAGACAGAACGCGGAAACGCTTTACTACATGAGCCAAGAGGACGCGGCCAACGCGCTTCTCTGCTCTGGCGACACGCGGGACGTTATGGGTGCGCTCTGTTCTGTCTACTGACAGTCACTGCTAACGCTCAAGTCACGGGCGACCTGAACACCAACAGCGGCAACACCAACTCGACCATCGACAGCAACAACGTCTCCACCAGCGAGACAAAGAACTACAACGGCGCAGGCTCCTCGCCGTTCTCTACGCCTGTGCCGACAGCCGCCGCGCCGACAGTCATGGGTGGCGGGGGCAACGATAGCTGCCTCATTCCCTACCAGCAGGCGTTCCAAGTCAGCATCTTCGGCAGAGCCGAGGGCAAGATGGAACAAGACCCGGAGTGCAACCGCCGCAAGGACGCCCGTCTCTTAGGCACCCCGCAGGAAGCTGGCGGTCTGGGCCTACAAGTCAGCGGCATCTCAGTCATGTGCGAAAGCCCTGCGATATTCAAAGCAATGGCCTTAGCTTCTACGCCTTGCCCGATCTACTCCATCGCGACAGGCAAGTTGCTGGTCGGTCGAGAAGGCTATCTCGCAATGCGTGACGACCCCTATAATTATGTGGTAGGATACGACAGCGACCGGACTTTCTGGGACGCCTTCTTGCTTATGAACGAGGAGTTACCTGATGTCCTGCCTCAAGAAAACAGTGGCCCTACTCTGTCTGAGCGCTTCCGCCGCTCACGCCGATCCGACGATGACGGGCCTGAACCAGTCAGCCCAGACAATCCTTAACCAGCTTTCTGCCGCGCAAAGTCTGACTGCTGGCGCTACCTACAGCGCCAGTCAGGGCGATATTCTTGTGCCGGGTGTTATGCAGACTGCCGCCGTAACTGAGCAGATGCGCCTCGACTACAACTCCGACATTCAGGGGGTGATCGACGCGACCTACTACAGCGCCGAGATGTTGTTTCAGGATCAGCACGAAGCAGCGATGGCAAATCTCGATACGGCTGTCGATAACCTCGTTGCCGCAACTGCGGTTTTGATGGAGGTGCAAGCCGTCGCCAACATGGCGGCTAACGCTGACACGGTGACTGAGCAACTGGCTGTGCAGGCTGTGCTGACCAACAACGACATGACCATTACGGCGGCGGACGTGAGCAACTACAATACGGCCCTTGGCGCTGTGCAATCCTACGCCCGCGAGGCTGGTGCCTTCTTGGCAGCGTCACGCAATGCCAGCATGACCAGCACGGTGGACAGCTACGCGGCCAACACCAGCACCAGCCTGTACGGGGCCACGGTTGCCTACTCGGCCACGGCTGACATCATCAACGTGAGTGCCGCCAACGCCTTCGGTCTGGGCTTCCAAGGTATGCTGCAAAGCAACATGGTTTCGGTCGAGGATGTCTACGCTGCGGGCTACGGTTCGTGAGCGAAGAAGCTGAAACCAACGGCCTGCGGATCGCTGGCTTTGACGTGAAAGGCTGGTGGCTTGCCGCCGCCCTTCCTGTCTTGTCTGGTATCAGCGGCACGATCTACTATGCCTACGATGTCGTGAACCGTTTCTGGGCTGTTGAGGAGAGCGTCGATGGGGTCTTGGGCGTCGAGAGCCGGGTGCAGACTCTGGAGCAAGCGATCCAAGACAACGATGTGCGCGGGCTTGCCCCCAAGTTGTCGGCAATCTCGACCCAGATGGGGACGATCCTTGAGCAACAGAAAGAGTTGATGGCGCTGCGGTCGATGGTCGAGAAGTCAGACAGTGTCACCAGCAACCTCCAAGGTAAGCTGGAGAAATACGACGCCGAGATCGAAGACTTGTGGAAGGCTATGGACGATCTGATAAGGAACCCGATGCAATGATGAAAGTCGAAGCCTTAGTCTGGGTAGCATTCGTCGCCGCTGTTGGGGCGATTTTCTACCTGTCTGGAGACGGTTTTTACCGCTATCCATGCCAAGACCCAGCCAACTGGACTGCCTTAGAATGCACCCCGCCGATTTGCCTGCGCACTGGTATGTGCGCCACTGACTTGACTGGAGCCTTGGAATGAGCAAGCACGACCCTGACATGATGGAAGCCAAGCTGCGCTACTTCATTGGCGTAGCCCTGACTGTGATTTTGGGCGGAGTCATCTTCGCTATCCTCTACAGCTTAATTTTCGTGACGCAGCCCCTCGGAGACTCTAGCGAGAACGACCGCAAGTTTTTCGAGCTTCTGACTCCTATCGCCAGCTTCATCGTCGGCGCACTGGGTGGAGTCATGGCTGCGGGCAACAACCGTAACAAAGGCGGCAGCGACGAGACCCCGCCGACACAGGAGTACACCGAATGATCGGACGCATGGTTGGGATGCTTGTTGGCCGCAAGCTCAAGGAAAAGGCCGTCGATGCAGTGCTGGACAAGGTGAACCTGCCTGACCCGGTGGAGAACGCGATTAAAGTCGCTGCCACTGGCAATGTCGGCGACCTGCTGGGCGGCATGGGCAAGGACATGGCCAAAGAAGCTGTGCTTGGCGCAGTCATCAAGAAGGGCAGAAAGAAATGAGTTTGCTGACTGTAGACCAGCTGCGCGCCATGATCCCGACCAACAAAGAAGTCGAGGAGTGGTGCGAGGAGCTGAACAAGGCGCTACCCAAGTACGACATCACGACCGACGAGCGCATTGCCGGGTTTGTCAGTCAGTGCGCCCATGAGAGCATGGATTTCACCGCCATGTCCGAGAACCTGAACTACCGCGAGGAAACGCTGAACAAGGTCTTCCCGCGCTATTTCGGCCCCGGCAAGCGCAACGCTGCTGAGTATGCCAAGAACCCTGAGAAGATCGCCAACTACGTCTACATGGACGAGTTTCGTTCCTCAAAGCTGGGCAACACGCAGCCCGGTGACGGCTGGCGTTTCCGTGGCCGTGGCCTGAAGCAGTTGACTGGGCGGGACAACTATACTCGCTTTGCCAAAGACTACGGCATGACTGCGGAAGAAGCTGCTGCGTGGGTGGAAACCAAGGAAGGCGCGCTGGCGTCGGCTCTGTGGTTCTGGAAAACCAACAACCTGAACCCGATTGCTGACACTGGCAACGTGGCCGCGCTGACTAAGAAGATTAACGGCGGCGACATCGGTTTGGCTGATCGGCAAGCCCGTTACGCCAAGGCGATGGCTGCGCTGGGCGGCAAAGTCAGCGCCGCTGCGCCAGTAACGACGGCTGTCTCAGAGACGCTTCGTCGTGGCTCCAAGGGCGATGCAGTCAAGAAAATGCAGGCGAAATTGGGTCTGACTGCGGACGGAGACTTCGGTCCCGGCACCGAAACTGCACTCAAAAAGTGGCAGTCAGCAAATGGTTTGACTGCTGATGGTGTCGCTGGCCCTAAGACATTGGCTAAACTGCTCGGCTGATGTATTCTGCGCCCAACAGGGAGCCTCGACATGCCTCTAATCCCCATCGACCTGAAGCCCGGTCTCTACAAAAACGGCACAGCCTACAGCGGGAAACTGCGGTGGGCTGACTCCAATCTTGTCCGCTGGAAAGACGGGGCGATCCGCGTCATTGGTGGCTGGGAACGGCGGGAGAATAGCTCTGGAGTCAACATTGCTGCTCTGTTTGCAAACGCCACTACTGAGGCTCCGCGTAATATTATTACATGGACGGACAACAATGGTGTGGCGCAAATTGTCGTAGGTACGAACAAAAAACTCTACCACATCGACACCAGCGGCTTAGTCACCAACATTTCTCCGTCTGGATTTACAGGCGGGTCGAAAGACTCTGGTCTTAATGTAGGTTACGGCACCTACGCTTACAGTGATGCCGCTTACGGTACTCCGCGTACCGCTGAAGGCGCGCTGCCGACGCCCGTACCGTCGTGGGACTTCGCTCTTTGGGGCGAGAACCTCTTGGCGCAATTTCGTGGCGACGGCGACCTTTATGAATGGGTTCCCGGTACAGCAGCGGCAGTCGCCATTGCCACTGCTCCGACCGACATGCAGGACACTATCGTTACGGACGAGCGCATTGTGTTGGGCATCGGCGGCACTGGTACGCCACGCTTGGTGCAGTGGTCTGCCTCTGAGGATAACACTGACTGGACGCCGTCTGCGACCAACCAAGCAGGCTCGCTGACTTTGGCTGGCGTGGGTCCGCTTCTGGCAGTCACGCAGATTATGAACGAAATTTTGATCCTCGGTCAGAACGAAGTCTACGTCGGTCGCTACCTTGGCCCGCCTTACGTCTATGGCTTCGACCGCGTAGGCGACAACAACGGCCTCTTGTCGGCCAACAGCCTCGTAACGACTGCGCGCTTTGCTATGTGGTCGGCAGAGCGGAACTTCTGGCTCTACGACGGCTCGCTGAAAAAGCTGGAGTCCGACATCATCGACTTCTTCTACGACGACATCAGCGAGACCGAATACAGCAAGACCTACAGCTTCACCGTCCGTGACTTCAACGAAGTCTGGTGGCTTTATCAGTCCAAGAGCAGCACGACGACGGAGCCTGACTCCTACGTCTGCTACGACTACGCTCTCAATCACTGGACCAAAGGCAAGATCGACCGCGCTGTCGGCATCGACAAGTCAGCAACCTCGACGCCGTTGATGGTCTCGCCGGGTGGTCTGGTCTACAACCATGAGCTTGAGCATATCTCCATTGTAGACGGCGACGCTCCTTACTGCGAGACCGGGCCTATTGAACTCGGCCAAGGCGACCAGCAGGCGTACATCGACTACCTCTATCCTGACGAGGCCGTCGCAAACAACGTGGCAATGACGATCAAGACCAAAGACATGCCGAACCTGACTGAGCAAGTCTTCGGTCCTTATACCATCTCCAGCCCGACTCCAGTCAGGGCGCGCGGACGCCAGTTCGCACTGCGCTTTGAAGGTAGGGCTGCGGGCTGGAAGATTGGCCTGATGCGCGCCAACGTGAAGTCAGGAGGGCTGCGTTGAAGCGCAACTTTATCGTCCCTGTCCCGACCAGTCAGACGCTCACGCGCTGGGCGACGGACGTTCACAACTATCTGCGCACCGCAGCGACTAACGCCGTCGAGCCTGAAACCATCCTGATGCAGCACCAGATCGGCGGCGAAAAAGCCACTGTGGACGGGCTGCTGATGTGGGACGCGGTCAACGGCTACCCAGTCGTCTCTAAAGACGGCGTCTGGCGCGAACTTGTTGTAGCCGACGGCTACGCAATTTTTGGTCAAGACACCGACATTACGGCAGCGGCGGTCAACACGGCCTACAAGATTGCTCTGGATGACATTGCGTCAGAAGGCATTACGCTCACAGGATCGCCGCTGACTGAGATCACGTTCCTAGATGCTGGCCTGTACGAAATCGCTTTTACGGCGCAGATCAGCAGCACGTCTGCCAGCCAAGTCAACTTCCGCTTTTGGCCGCGCAAGAACGGCACTGACGTGACGGGCAGCACTATCGTCGCCAGTCTGCACAACAACGGGGCGACATTGGTTGTCAGTAGAACTGCTATCTTCAACTTTGCCGCCAACGACGTGCTGAACGTCATGTGGGCTACGGACAGCACCAGCGGCTATTTACACGCTCATGCAGCGACCGCCTACGCGCCTGCGGCACCGTCTGTGACTCTCGCCATTACGCGGGTGCATGTATGAGCCTGACTGCGTTTGTCCGTGTCTGGCTCGACCAGCTAGACAAATACCGCCCTGAATTAGAGGCGGCGATGGAGCATAACGGCGGCACTCACAGCTTCGACGACCTGACTGCAATGGTGCTGCAAGGGCGTCTTCGGCTCTGGCATACAGAAAAAAGTATCGCCTTGACTGAAGTCATTGAGTATCCGCGCCAAAAACACTATCATGTCTTTGCCGCAGGGGGCGACTTAGACGATATAGTGGCTACAATTCCACAGATCGAACAAGCCGCCCGCGACGCTGGTTGCTGCAAACTGACCATTTCAGGCCGACGTGGCTGGGTCAGGGCGCTTACACCGCATGGCTGGACTGAGCAGTTCGCCACATGCGTTAGGAGCATAGCACCATGAGTATGGGCGGTAAAACCACAGAGAAACAGCAGATCGACCCTGCACTGAAAGACGCTGCGCTGGCGCAGTTGGACATGGCGCGGAGCGTCGGCCAACTCGGCTTCGTTCCCTATAAAGGCGCAACTGTAGCGGGATTTCAGCCTAATCAGATTGCTGCGATGCAGAATACCAACGCTGGCTTGGGGGCGTTTGGGCTTGGCACGGCAGCGGTTCCGACTGGCGGCGACCTTAGCCCCTACGCCATTTACCAGCAACAGCTTGCTATGATGGACCCCGGACAGCGCGCTCTTATTGAGTCGATGTTCATCAATCCCATGACTGGAGCCGCGCCGACCCTGACTTTTGGTCCGCAGACCTACTACGGGAACGAGCAGTACGCGGATAAGAAGAAAAAGAAGACAACCACTGGCGGCGGGAGCATGTAATCATGTCACAAGGTGGCGCAAACAACACTATGATGCGCGGCGCTAACGGCGCTAACGACGCTTTCACGCAAAATCAGGCACCCGGCGCGGCGACAAGTCAGCTTGCCCCCGCGACCACAGGCACGGCACAGCAGCCCAACATTTACCAGCAAGCAGCCAACTACCTGACTGGCGGCGGCACAGCAGCGCAAAACGCGATCAATACTTTCAGCAATGTGCCGACTGTCGCGGCTGGGATGGCGACCTATCAAAACCCGTTCACGCAGCAAGTCGTAGATCGGTCTATCGCAGACATCGGGCGCACCACCGCCATGCAGCAAGAAGCCAACAAGGCAGCGGCAGCGCGGGCCGGGGCTTTTGGTGGCTCGCGGCAGGGTCTGGTCGAGGCAGAGACTAATGCTGCGTCGCAGCGCGCTATCGGTGATCTGTCTGCCAACCTAAACCTTCAGGGTTTCAACACCGCCGCCCAGCTTGCACAGGGCGACATTGCCAACCAGTTTACTGGCGCAAGCGGAGCGCTGTCTGGCGCTGGTACTCTGGGCAACCTTGGCACTGCCGGGTTCAACATGGGCAACACGCTGCAACAGCAGCAATTCCAGCAGGGGCTGATGCAGCAGCAGATGCAGCAGCAGCTTCTGAACGACGCTATGCAGCAGTTCTACGGCTATGCAAACTCGCCGCTGAACTACACAAACATGATGCAGAACACCATCGGAAGCTCGCCGCTGGCGAACAACCAGACCACCACTTCGCAGTATCAACCGGGTGTTGGGGACTACCTGAGCTACGGTCTCCAAATGATACCGTTCATCTAAAGGAATATTTTGATGGCAATGGTTCCGATGCGCCGCAATCCGCTGACTTCACTGCTGAACTTTGCGGCAGAGCGCGACCGCGAAGCCATGAGTCTTGGCGACGTTATTTCGCAGATCGCCAAGCCTGTCTTGAGCGGCATGGGCGTCCAGACCGACGAGATGACCCCGCAGCCCGCAGTCATGCGCGGCCCTGTGCCGACCGCGAAACCGCTTGGTCCGATGACTGGCCCTGCGATGGCTCCGACTCCAGTTATGTCGAAAGAGGAACTGAAGGCCAACGTGTTCCCCGGCGAAAGCGGTGGGGACTACAACGCCCTGTTCGGCTACTCAAACCGCCCCGGTGGCAAGTTCGAGGGCGTGAAGCTGACTGACATGACTGTGAACGAAGTCGCCGAGTTTACGGACCCTAAAGGACCGTATGGTCAGTGGGTCAAAGATCAGATCGGTTACGTCGCTACACCAACTGGTGCCTTTCAGACTGTAGGCACGACGCTGAAGGACGCGATGCGCGGCTTGGGGCTGACGGGCGACGAGCCGTATGACCAAAACACGCAGGACGCCATTGGCATGTGGATTTACGAAAACCAAGGCCCGGAAGCGTGGGAAGGCTGGAACAAAGGCACCATGACTGCTGGCGGCGGCGACACTCGACTTGGCGGCGGGCAAGGCGCTGACACGCTGGGGACTGGAGGCAACGTCGAAGACATCTTGGCGCAGCTTTACCCGCAGATGTCGCCAGAAGAAGAACGGCGGCAGCGCCGCAACGATTTTTTCACGGCGGCTGGTCAAGGTTTGTCGGCTGTGGTGCAAGGTCGTCCTGTTGACCTTAGCAACATTCGCCAAGCCCAAGAGCAGCGCCGCACTCAGGCAGTGCAGGACATGCGGGAGCGCGAGCGCGCCCGTTCTGCTGCCTCGCTGGTCTACAGCCAGACTGGCGACGCAGCTTTGGCTACTGGCATCGCCACTGGGGCGATCAGCTACAACGACGTGCTGACTGAACGTCAGACGCGCCGCGCCAACGAACTGGCAGACCAGCAGCGCATCCGCGACGCTGAGTCAGCAGACGCAGTTGCCACAGCTATGGGCAGAACTGGTCTCTACAACGAAGACGACATCGCGGCTGTTCGTGATGGTAGAATGACTGCTGACCAGCTTGGCAGCGTGTTTGAGCAAGGCCAACTTGCGGAAGAACTGCGTAAGGACGCCGAAACCAAACAGGCCGTAGCGGAGCAGAACGTCATTGAGGCGCAGGCGGTCGCTCAGTCAGCGGCTCCCGGTTCTGCTGAAGCATTGGCCGCACAGCGCGTCATCGCCCTTGGCGGCAGCGAAAACTACTACGACATCATCAAGGCGCGCACCCCTGCCGCTGCGGAAGGTTTCACGCTCAAGCCCGGAGAAACCCGTTTTGGACCCGGTGGCGAGCAGATCGCCGCCATTCCGGCACCGCCCGGTGGCGCTAACGAAGTTGCCGACATCGCCAAAGCCAACATGCTGTTTGAGGGCGGCGCGAAGAACCCCGAAACTGGTTTGCCGTTTACGTCCCCGTCCGAGGCGCTGGCCGCAATCGAGTTCTACAAGTCTCCTGCCGCAGCAGGCAGCGGCGTGACTCTGAGCTACGATCCGGCTGGTGGCTTTACTTTCACGCAAGCGGCTGGCGGAGCGCCGACCGCAGGCGGCGGTGTGGTTGAGGTAGCCAAGCCAGAGGCCGGAACCGCAACCGTAGTGCAGGATGGTGTGCTGACTACGGTCCCTGTTGAGGGTGCTATTGCTCCGCAGCAGGCGCAGGTGGATTTGGACACAGCAAAACAAAACTTGGCTGCGCGCATCGCTGCTGCGGCCCCTGAACTGGAGATTAAGCAGCTCGAAGCCGAAGTGCTGCGCGCAGAAGTCGCGGCTTTGCAAGCCAACCAGACCACCGACATGGCGACCAAAGAGGCCAGTCTTGCCAATCTCCAAGCTGACTTGGAGCGCAAACAGTCCGAGCTTGCTACTTTGACGGCAGACGCTGAAAAGCAGAAGACTGCTGAGTACACCAACGCGACGCGGTCGTTCTCTGTGTTCGAAAACGCCGCAAAATCGGCCCTGACCAAAGTCGATAATGCTTGGACCACTGGGACTTACGGAAACGTCGCCATGTATTTACTGGGCGACAACTTTGCTACCCAGCGCAGCAGCTTCCTAGAAGACCTGCGTCAGATGGGGTCGCAGGCTATGTTGAACGCTTTGGCAGAGGCAAAAGCGGCTGGTGTAACTCTGACTCCTGTGTCGAACCTTGACGTAGGTGCGCTCGGAGCGTCGCAGTCGAAATTGTCGAATCCTGAACGACTGACTGGCGAAGACATCCGTAAGGAAGTTGTCTTCCAGCTCAACTTTGCAAAAGACGCTATCGTAGGCCCGAAAGACCTAAACCGCGTAGACGAGTTCGGTCAGCCCTACAAAACCGACGCTGACACGCTGGGTCTGACTGAAGACACGTTTGCTCGCCACTGGCGCGAAATTCCGCCTGCTGTCGCTGAAGCGTGGCGCAACGGTGAACTGGATGCGCTGCCGACCGACGATCCGCTGTATGCAGAAGCCGCAGATGTACTGAACCAGCAGATCAACAACTGGCAGACTTATCAGGGCGATCTCGACCGGGCTACCGTTGGTGTCTTGCCGACGCCGCCGGAAGGCATCGCCCCGGAAGAATGGCCGGATGTCTGGCTCGAACTGTCGGTCGGTGAACGCGCCGCGTACCGCAAGCAGGCAAAGAAAGGGAACCAATAATGGCTGAAATCGACCTCAACGCCGCCCTTTCTCGCGCACAA